TAAAGCACAAGCAAAGTCAACTAACTCAGCAACTAGAGGTACTCGTTACCACAAACTAGTTGAAGATTACATCAACAATCAATTAGATAAAACTAAGTACCATGACATGCCACTGCCATGGTTCATGTTCACTAAATCTCAAAAAGTCCTGGACCGTATAAATAATATATACCTACAGGAAGCAGCACTCTATTCTGATGTGCTGAAACTTGCTGGACGTGTTGATTGTATCGCTGAATTTGATGGAGTGCTATCCATCATAGACTTTAAGACATCAGCGGAAAAGAAACCTGAAAAGTATCTCATGGACTATTATGTTCAGGAGTGTGGCTACGCTTGTATGCTTCAGGAGTTGTATGGTATTACCGTACAGCAATTGGTGACTATTGTAGCAACAGAAGAAGGAGAACCACAAGTGAGCGTGGTTAAACCTAAAAAAGAATATCTAATTTTGTTACAAGAGTACATCCAAGAATACCAAAACAAACATGCCGAAAGAACTGGAGGATAAATTTATGACTACTGCGAGATTTTCGCAGGAAGTGGAGAAGGTAGCATTTGACAACACAATGAACTACATTGATGCTATCGTATTTTACTGTGAGAAAAACGAGATCGAGATCGAATCGGTCCCCAAATTAATTAGCAAACCACTTAAGGAAAAACTTAAGTACGATGCTCAAAAGTTAAACTTCATGAAAAAAACAAGTCGAGCTAAATTGTTGCTAGTATGAATAGTAAGTTCTTTCAATCCGAAATGGTCCGTGGAGATCTGCAAGAGATGGCAGAACTCCAGCGGTTCTGCTTTCAATCTGCTCATGCTTTTCCTGTCCTAAGTGACAAGAAGAAGATGGAATACTTCAATGTCCTAGAAGAATTGATTGAAAAGCAAAAGATTTTTAATGCTAGGTTGAGTCTTAGTGACGATCCTGAAGCAAAAGAAATGGTAGAAAGCATGAAAGTCGCTGCCGTTATGCTCGGAGGCGATGCTAACCTATCCATTGGCGAACTTTTTGATGACCTTTTGATGAAGGTCCGCAACATGAAGGACCAATTAGAAAGTGGCACAAGGGATTGACACCCGCCCCTGTGCCTGTTATTATGTGTGAGTGACACGGGGTCACACAACAACATCCGAAACATCCAAGGTATCCAATGTCCTTTTCCGATTTAAAGCGCAAGTCCAGCAACAATTTTCAGTTCCTTCAAAAAGAACTGGAGAAGTCCAGCACCGAACAGAAGTCTGGTGCCGACGAGAGACTCTGGAAGCCCGAACTTGACGCTAGCGGTAACGGTTACGCCGTTCTCCGCTTCCTGCCTGCTCCTGATGGAGAGACAGTGCCATGGGCAAAACTATACTCACACGGATTCCAAGGTCCTGGTGGTTGGTTCATCGAGAACTCACTCACTACTCGTGGAGACAAAGATCCTGTGTCTGAGTACAACTCTGTGCTGTGGAACAACGGTACAGAAGCTGGTAAGGAGCAAGCACGTAAGCAAAAACGTAAGTTGTCCTACTACAGCAACATCTATGTTGTAAAAGATCCTAAGAACCCCGAGAACGAAGGCAAAGTCTTCTTGTATCGTTATGGTAAGAAGATCTTTGACAAGATCATGGGTGCCATGCAACCTGAGTTCCAAGACGAAACACCAGTAAACCCCTTTGATCTGTGGGAAGGTGCTAACTTCAAACTGAAGATCAAAACTGTTGCTGGTTATTGGAACTATGATTCTGCTGAGTTTGATCGTACCGCTGCTCTTGCTGCTAACGATGACGAACTCGAATCAATCTGGAAGCAAGCATACAGTCTGGAAGCATACACTGCTGATGATCAGTTCAAATCTTATGATGAACTGAAGACTCGTCTTGATTCTGTACTGAATGTGGGTCGTCCACCAGCTGTCAGCATCAATGATGAAGAGTATGATCCTGCTCCTGTTGGTGGTGGGTTCAACGATCCTGCTATCATGGCAGCAGCAACTCCCGTTCCTCAGTCAATGAAGAATGAGTTGAGTGATCTAAAACCATCTGCTGATGACGATGATGCTTTGTCCTACTTCGCTCGTCTTGCTAACGACTAAGTGATTAAATCTTTCATAAAGATTTTGGGTCATCCAGTAACTATGTTCAACCTTAGCTTGGTTGGTATGTTACTGCTGATCCAAGTCGTTCATACTAAAGCACATCTTACTTTAGAAACAGACGTTCACGGTCATGCTCACAGAGTCTTAAAAAAGAATCCAAAACTAGCAACATCTTCTTGCTACAAAATGGGGTTTTCAAAATAATGAATGGGGGAAATTTTTTCCCCCATTTTTTTGTCTAAAAAAGTTGATCAGACTCCAGTCTGCTTCAACCTATTACTTACGTAGTCTGATGATTTCTTGTATAGTGCTGCCTTCCTAAAGTCTTCGATCAAAGTCTCTACGTATACTGGTTTGAGTATGTAGATCTCACGTTTCTTTTCATTCTCATATGATTCATACTCCGACTCAGTTACAGGTCGTGATAATTTATCACCACTGGTTACTTTAGTGACACCATTATCATTATATCTAATGCCATTCTGGACAACTCTGTACCATGCCCCACTAACTCTAGTCCAACGTTGACCTTCAATAACAAAGTTGTCGGCATCAATTTCAGTGTAGTTTATATCAGTTTCTACTGTATATGTCTGTTCAAAATCATAGTTGATTTCTTGAATAGCATATTGGTCCATTGTAACTCCAGTATTGCTAGGTTGGAACAGTCTAAACTCAGTTGTTGCTGTCTTTGCTGCTGGTGGTATTTGAACATCAAAAGCATATGGTTCTGTAGAATATCTACCGAACTGTACACCAGATGGTGTTTGACCTAAGCTAAGAGAGTTGAGGTATACGTTAGGATGGGCCGACGTAGTAGTTTGTGATGGAGAAGTGTAGAAGAATCCGTCACCAATATCTTCGTTTCTAATCCACCCTTCAACTGTTCCGAATGGAATGTCAGCACCTCTATCAGTAATTGTTATGTCAGATATAGTGCCGTCTATTTCGACAGTCACTGTTACCTTGGCACCCATGGGTGTACTTGGAGAAGTGCCATTATTAAAATATAAATCTACATTTTCATACACACCTTGTGGTCTACCAGGACCACCAAAACCGAATGGAGATTGGGGTGTACCATCAAAATCAAAATACTGAACCATACCTTTCGGAATAATGATATCAATATCCGCCCATGCTGATGAAGGAGATGTTCTATACTGTAGTTTTAGAATTTCTTCTGCCAGATCTGGAACTTCTCCACCATTAGTATTATTACCAAACTTTCCTTTGACTGTCAACTGTTTAAGGTAGGTGGTATCTATTGAGAAAAGTTCAGCAAAACGTTCTCCAAGTCCTCTAAATCTTAGGTAACCATTTGATATCGATCCTCCTCTTCTTGGACTGTATAGAGCAAATCCATCATCACTTCCAAGACCTGTACCATATGTTTCAAAGTCAGCACTCTGTGTGTTAACAACAAATGAGTTATCAAACTCACTAGAAGAAAAGATATATCTATTGTTATATGTAATAGTTTTTTGTGTAGAACTAAGATCAGGGAATGAATCAAGAACTAATTGAGTATTGCCATTGTAATAAGACTCATCAACCCATGTCTTAGGTGGCATTAGTACCTTACCAAACTCAGTTACTTGTTCCTCTTCACTTCTGATTTCGTAGTGGTGAATATCATAGTATGGATTATCATATTGTTTTTCAAGATGCTTTTGTAGTTCTGCCTCACTCATAGGCAAATCAAAAGTTGTATTGATCATGTTGTTGGTTAGTATGATAACCCAATCAAGATTGGGATCATTGTAAACTGCCTCAGCAATCTGATCTAACCTTTGTCCATCTTGAAGAGCATATGTATTGAAGTACACTGCTTGATTGAAAGCAGTATCACTTATTTTATAGCGCCTAAAGAAATTCTTTGCTACAACATAGTCCGACTCAGAAAAAGGATAACTGATCGGTTTAACATCATACTTGATGGATGGTAGAAAATTAAAATACATCAGTAAGATGCTCCGTCTCTTATAATTTCGTTTGAGTATACAAGTTTTGTTTCTGAGAATTGTAGTGCTAGTTCTATAGCAACTGGAGAACCATCAGTTAACGTCGAATAAGTACCATCTGGTGTGTAGTTGATACTAACATCAGTAATAGCACATACTTTATACTGTGGTAAGAAAGGATGTAATACATTTCCTTTCATAAATTGAACGGTACATAGTCCAGGAACACCAATGTAGTTATTATTTGTTCTTCCTTTTTGCTTACCCAAAGCATTTTTCAGTGCTTTAGATAAATCACTAATACCTCCTGGTTCTTGTCCATAATTTGGAAGTGATACTTTTTTAAATGTACCAATAATTTTTCTAATTTCTAGTGCTTCCTTTTCATTACGGGGAGACATCTTAAACTTCAAACCAAATGATCTTAGTTTGAATCCCTGGAACATAAGTTCTGTGTTAGGATTTAATACAACTCCGAGTGATCCTTGGAGTACATCTTCAGTTGATACATCACCAGCACCAAGAGCATTGATTCCAGTAGAAATTCCTTGAGCTACTGCTGTTGGTGCTGCTCCACCAGCAGTACCTAGAGCTGACACAAAGGCATCGATAGTTCCCGCACCATTTCCAGCATTAGCTGCTCCGCTGGATTTCAAAAGACCAGCAGCAATGTTACTAAAACCTTTACCAGTCCAGTCAGTTTGATATCCAGTTGAGATATCTTCTGGCATGTACATCAGAATAGGTTCTACACCTGAGTATTTTTTATATTGCTGACCATCTGACTGGTTATATTTTTGTAAGTCGGGAGACAATCCATTGATATCAGTAGTTTTTCCCTTACCATCACCAGAGAAAGGTCCTTGGTACTTATAAAAATCAAACTTAACGTAGTCCGTATAATTACTAAAAATATTTGACGGATATTGCAGACGAGATGCTGATTGAATCTGACTTTTTGTATTAATAAAGTTAAGTTTTTCTGCCATTTACTTTACCATTTCTTTGCTTGATTTCTTGGCATACCCTTCGATGACTCGTTGTGCTTTGATGTTATCATAGAAAGAATCATTTGTTTCCTTCCACACATCCTCTTTAGGATAGGGAAAGACACGACCGTTCACATCTTTTACAAAGTCCTCGGTAGGTAACAGAATGGCAGTGTCCCATTCAGCACTGGCGAGATCAAGATAGAATCCGTCTACATGTGAGTGCAAGTATTTATGGAAGCACTTCTTGGGAAATTCAATTCGATTATGCTTGAGTAGTTTATTGACTGCCATAATCCTACGTTTGACAGACATGTAGTGTAGATTCACTCCATAAAATTCATTTTTATCAGACTTAATACAGTAGACAAGAGGAAATCTATCATAGTAAGGCAACCATCTTGACTTTGCCTTGTACTCAAACATATACAGGTGTCCTGCTACTACATAACGACGGACCATGTTTTGATCCTGTTCATTACCAGAACCAGTGCTATCTCTTTTCTCTGCTGAAATATATCGTGAACTATCTGTACCATATGCTTTTGATTCTGATTTAACAGCAGCACGATACCACGACAGTGGTTTTTTTTCTCCTTCTGTCTTCTTAGTTATCTTCTCGAACAAAGTCTCGTAACCAGCGTCAGAATTTACTGTGTTACGTTGGATGGATTTAAATCCAGTGGCCATTTTAGACTCCTAGGTGATCTTCCGTGAGGATAATAAATTTCATCTGCCTGTCCTCACAGAAGTCCTCTGCTGCTTCCCACTTAGCGCGGTTCTTAGCGTATGTTAGGACTTCCCTCTTCCAAGAGGCAGTTTTCTTTTTTGGTTTATCATTCGGTGGTTTGGTTTGCTTCTTTGGTTTAACCTCAATGAGATACTTACTGATGACACCAGTTTTAGATACAACTTTAATGTAGAAGTCAGGATAATATCTGTGTACTCTTCCATCAGTAGGACAACGATAAGGAATGATTACTTCCTCGCTACCCCACTCCACAATACTGTCATTATGATCACAGAAATACATAAACTTTCTTTCCCACAAAGAACGAAAGACTATCCTGGTTGGATTACCCTTATATTTTTTGGGGTTAGTTGGTTTATAAACACCTGAATATGCCATGATAAATATAGTTGGACCAACTATCCATATTTAGCGTGGCATCACCAAAGGGACTAGCAAAATTCGTCGATGTTATCGCCCAACAGGGTGGTATGTCATACAGTAACAACTTTGATGTTGTCTTCCAGTTTAATAAAACTGCACACGGAGATATTAGAGAGAGATTTGGGGAAATTGGACTAGATTTTGGTAAGGGATCCACTTCTGCCGCCGATACTGATGAAAATGTGGAAGGAAGTAATGCTGCTGATGTACTTAAGATGTTTTGTGAAGAAGCACAACTTCCTAATGTACAAGCAGCAACAGGAAACCTAACTGGCGTTAGATTAGGTGAAGGGCAGATTAATTATGCTACATCCAAGTTATACACAGACTTTCAACTAGGATGGATGTGTGATGCTAACATGACACCACTTAAGTTTTTAAATGCTTGGCATGGATACATTTTTAATGAATTTGATTCGGGTGGATTTGATGTGATGAAGCAAACAGGAGACTATACGAAAGAAAATGCTCAGCTCGCTGCTTTGAAATCAGAAACGGGAACTCTAGGAAGCAGAGAAAAATCTATTCGTCTCAAGTATCCTGATCAATATCAGTGTAATGTTACGATCACAAAGACTGAAAAAGGAAAGAGTGCTGCTAATAGTAGAGCATCTATGATGTACACATTGATTGATTGCTTCCCTTATGCTATCGATGCTGTGCCTCTATCCTATGGAGCATCCCAAGTAACTAAAGTCACTGCTAACTTTTACTACAGTAAGTATAGTATCATCTATAATGACATCAGAAAATTTGCTGGTTGATTCCACGAAACTTGGAAAATTTTTCCCGCTATTTTTTACTCAAAAAAGTCGATCTAAATAATTAAACATATTATCTATCGTTATGCCATTGCCCACCTTATCTGTGCCAACGTATGACGTGGCACTCCCTTCAACAGGAAAAAAAATTAAGTATAGACCATTCCTAGTGAAAGAAGAGAAAGTATTACTTCTTGCTATGGAATCTGAAGATGCCAAAGAAATTGAGACGGCAGTAAAACAAACCCTGAATAATTGTATACAGACACGTGGAGTAAAAGTTGAGAGTTTAGCATCTTTTGATCTTGAGTATCTATTTCTTAAGATTAGAGCAGTTTCTGCTGGGGAAGAGATTAAGATGAAAGTAACGTGTCAAGATGATGGAGAGACACAAGTCACAGTTGATATTAGTATTGATGATATTGAAGTTTTTAAACCCGAGGGACATGACAGAAAAATTATGCTAACTGATGACGTTGGTATTGTCATGAAATATCCTGGGTTCAAACAGTTTGTTAATATCACGCTACTTAATGCCAATTTAGATTCAACGGATGATGTATTTGAATTGGTTGCTGATTGTGTAGATCAAATTTTTGAGAAAGAAGAAGTGTGGGATGCTTCAGACATGAAACGATCCGAAGTTGTTGCTTTCTTGGAAGGTATGACACAGAATCAGTTTGAGTTAGTACAAACTTTCTTTGAGACTATGCCGTCACTTAAGCACGAGTTTAAAGTAATTAATCCAAAGACAGAAGTTGAATCGACCTATACGTTGGAGGGTTTACAGTCTTTTTTCGGGTGAGCATGTTCTATAATACTTTAGAAAACTATTATAGGACAAACTTCTCCCTTATGCAGCACCATAAATATAGCTTGACAGAGCTTGAAAATATGATGCCGTGGGAGAGGACAGTGTACATTTCCCTTCTGAATCAATGGATTAAAGAACAAGAAGAACAAAGGAAAGCACAGCAGGCACAACGATGAGTCTTCCCACTCCACCATCAGGAATACTAGACAGAGATCAACCATGGTATCGTGGTAAGATTAGTGATGCTCAGTATGATAGACTGAAAGCAAAGTTAACTGGTGGTACGGATGCTGGTGGCACATCATATTCTAAATTAATTGACTGCTCTCTAGGAGAAGCAGAGAAAATTATTTCTAACATGAAGAAGGATCCCCGAGGGTATCCTCAAATGCATATGCCTGGTGGTGGTGAAGCCTATCAGGTGATGATTGATTATTATCAATTCCTGAAGGATGCTTACTTATATGATGAACCTAAACCAGAACCAGAAAATATACCTGTTGAGGTAGAGGTTGTAGAGGTAGAGCAAACAACAGTTGATGAACCAATTGTTATTAAAATTGAAGCTCCCTTTGAATCAACACCCGAGGTAAAATTATCAGCACCTAAAAGAATTAAAGTGCCACGTAGAAGTGGTGTAATTTCTACGGCAACGAAAAAATCTACTGCCGAAAGGATGGCAGATGCATTTACTAATAATCTTCTTAATCCTTTAGTAGATAGCATTCAAAATCCTCCTGCTCCCGCTCCACAAAAACAAAGAAAACAAAAAGAATCTCTCGTAAAAATAAGACGAGTTGTAACACCAACAGGCAACTCTACATACAAAGAATCACGTAACGTAAAACCAGCAGAAAATACTGGTCTTTTCTTATTGAATAAGACTAAGAATGCTTTCAAGCGCGCTGCTGATATCAGAAGAATGGCAAACGAGGCAGGAATGCCTCAGCAAGATAAAGGATTCTATTTTAAGAGAGCATTAAGTAATGAGTTAGGTGGTGATGCTATTGCTAGAACAAGAGGTACATTCTCTTCCAGTCCTGATGCTACCCTTGATCCAGCACTCACTCAGCAACAAAGGTTGTATGCTGGTATCTTTGGTTCCAGAACTATTCGTAAACCTCAGGAACAAAAAGTTGATGGTGATATTAATAATCTCACTAAAAAAATTAGCGAGATTGATAAAAAATTTGATAGTCTTCTCAAGACTAAAGGCAAAGGTCCTGATGAAAAAGAAGGAACGGATACATTAGAAAAAACTTTAGAAGATCTAAAAAACAAACTACAGTCAGGTAATAAACTTCAAAAAAATATTAATGCCAGTAAAAAGAAACTGCTGACGGTAGAAGCAAAAGCAGCAGATCAAGCACAGGCAGCAGCAGAAGAATCCCAGATAGATCAGGGTGAGGATCATAGTGACTTTGAAGACATGTATGAGTCGCCTGAGAAAGAAGGCGAGGAAAAAAAGGATGGTGGATTCGATCTGTTTGATAAACTTAAAAAATTTAAAGCAGGTAAGTGGTTAAGACGACTCAGAAAACCAGGCAGACTCATTAGATCTTTAGGCAGACTCAATAGAATGAGAGCTGCTAGATTTATTCGTCCAGTTGCTCAGTTTGGTAAATCTGTTGCTACTGGAGTCAAAGGTCTTGCTACTGGTGCTGCTGCTACCTCTGCTGCTATTGTTGGTGGCGTAGGTCTTGCTGCTTCTGGTATAGGTGAGGGAATATTTTCACTAACTAAGAAAGGTGGTGCTGGGGAACAAACAAGAGATGCTTTAAAGAAAAAGGGTGAAGAGATTGGAGGACCTATGGGTTCTCTTATCGGAGGAGTTGGAAACCTAGCAGGTATTTCTACTGAGGCTACTAAAGTAACAGGTAACGCCCTAGATGCTATTGGTGCTCCATTTAGATATGCTGTTGAAGGTATCCGTTATCCATTCCTCAACGAAGAGGATAGAGAGAAGCAAGCAGAAAATCTTGGAAAGTTTGACGCTAGGATTAGAGAATATAGTCGTGGATGGATGAATCGTATTGACTTTATGAACGTTGTGCCTGATGAAAAAGGTGGGTTTGGCAATATCTATGGGGATGATAGTGCTCAGAAAGATATGATGGAGAAGATGTCCGAAGGTGGTACTATCCCAGAACCTAAGTTCCAGGGGATTGGTGGCGCTAGATTGACTGGAGATCTACCTGCTGCTGGTCCTGAAGTCATGACAGGGGAAGCAGGTGATGAGATGGTTGTTACACCCGAGAATAATCCACTTCAATCTCTCGCTCCTATGATTGTAGCAATGAGAGAGGTTACTAAACGTGCTGGTACATGGGCAGACCCTGTGGAAAACATGGTCCGACAAATTACTGATCCTATTGCTAAGAAGATTGGTTTACCTACACTACCAACAACAGTTGAGATCGGGCAGAGTATTCCTGACGGAAACCAGAGTAATATGAAGGACGAGAAGAAAGGATTGCTTGGTAGATTAGTAGACTTCCTCAAGGGTAAGGATGCTGATGATACTAATGCTGATTCATCTTCTAGTTCTAGTGGAGCGATGGGTATGACACTATCTGGTTCCGCTGCTGACCGAGTTGGTAATGACCATGAATTCTTGGCAGAAGTTACCCGATTATCACAAAAATATCAAATTAAAGAGGGCGATCTTCTAGCATTGATGGCATCAGAATCTGGATTAGACCCACATTCAGTTAATACAAAATCTGGTGCTACTGGATTGATTCAGTTTATCCCTTCAACTGCTAGAGGTTTAGGAACAACAACTAGTGCTCTTCTAGGTATGACTAGAGCACAACAGATGAAGTATGTTGAGAAATTTTTTGATCAAGCAAAGTTGCCGAAAGGTGCTGGTCCTGGTCAGTTATATGCCACTGTTATCGCTCCCGCTTATGCTACTAAAGATCCAGACACTCAATTGTATACTAGAGCTGATGGAGATGCATATACTGGCAATCAGGCGTTAGATACCAACAATGATGGAGCTATCACTGTTCGTGAGATGGGTGGTCGCTTAGAACAGAAGAAAACCGAATTTGGTATTAGTGATAGTGGTGTATCACCAGTTGCTCCTCAAGCACCTGCTCCTGCTACACCACCACCAGTAGCTGCTCCTACCCCTATCGTTATCATGCCAATAGTAGGGGCAGCAGGTCTCCAAGCACAACCAGCTCCTTCTCCCATCACTGGATTTCCAATGACAGAAGCAGGTCAGATTGATTGGATGAAGCTAGCACAACAACAACGCTTGGGTAGGTCCTAAATAGTGATGATCACCATAATTTTTTAGTATGGCACACGGATTTGTATCATCCTCAAAAGCGAATCCTTCCCTTAATCTTGGAGCAATGGTTGCTGGTAAGATTAAATCTGCTGCGGGAATGGCGGGGGATGAAAGAAAATTACGTGAAGAAGAAATAAAATCATTAAAGGAAAAAGACGCCGAAGGCAAAGCAACTGCTCAAGATATCAATAGATTAAATGATCTAGAAGCAAAAGATACCGAAAGAAAGTCCAGTATTAAAAATAGTTTCTTTGCTAAAGCATTGGGATCTGAGTTTGGTGGAGATAGAAAGCGTAGATTACAAGGTACATTCTCAAAAGATCCAAAAGCATCACAAGATCCATCACTTACAAAGGAACAGAGATTTAGTGCTTCTATAGATGAATCTGCTAGACCAGGAGAAGAACCAGTAACACCTAATAGTGGTGGTGCTAGCGATTACACTGATCCAATGGATTATGGTGATGCTAATGCTCAAGCACCAACGCCACAGCAGTCAACTTTAGAAAAGTTGTTATCAAAAGTATCGGATTCTTTTAGTTTAATTTCCAATAGATTATCTGCTCTCCAAGCAGAAGAACAAAAAAGTGTAAGTAAAAAAGCAGAAACTAATTCTAAATTAAATAAATTTACTGGGGTATTTGAAGCAATCAAAAACTACTTTGATATGGATAATGATATCAAAGAACAAGAAGTAGTAATTGAAAAAGAAAAGTTAGATAATTTTAGAGAACAACAAGAAGAAGAACAAACTCAATCTGAATTTGATGCCATCAAAGCAACAGAAGATTTGAGTACCCAAGAAGATAATATTAAGGCGAAAGAAGGAGAAGGAAAGGGGGGAGGACTTCTCGGAAAAGTATTTAAGGGACTTAAAGGACTCTTTGGGGGGAAGAAGGGGCGTAAAGGCGGCGGAATTACACCACAATCAAAAGCATATAGTAGTCCTGTCGGTCCACAACCGATGAACTCTGCTTCACCATGGGCATCTAAAGGTGTTGGTGAACGTGGTGGCATGTTTGGTGGAGGAGGATTTGCTCCACGTCTACCAGCAACAAAACTATCAGAAGGTGGTATTGTTACCAAACCTACTACAGGTACGCTATCACCAGGTAGTAGTGTTATTCCACTCAATAGAAACAACGCTGTTGCTGATACCTTCAAGAAGGCACAACAATCTGCTGGAGATTCTTCTATTGCTGATCCTATGGCACAGGTCATGCAACTACCATCAAAAGTTGGTGGTGGTTTACTAGTTGGACTGCTATCTAAAGCGATGAGTGCTTTGGGTGGCATCTCTGGCATATTGAAGCCTGCCATTCAACCTGTTCTTAACACGTTAGTTCCTGCGTTTGGATTACCTGCTACTGTTGCTTCTTCTATTTTTGGAGGACAACCAGCAGCTGCTGCTACTAATGATGGATTTGATTTTGAATCTTTCTTTGGAAAGAAAAAATCAAAAGTAAAAAAAGGTACTGGTGGTGGTAGTCCTGTTGTTCCTACTGGTAGGGTATCTGCTGCTCCAAAAGGAAATGAGACTGGTATTTTATCAATGAGTGGAGGCACACCAACAGCACTGGCATCAGGTTCTACTGTTGCTGACACTCAATTACATCATGGACATGAAGATACTAGAGGTGGTATGAAAGTTCGTGACTATTTTATTGGCGGTGCTTCTGGTCCTAGTGATGGTAGTGATGGACTTGGGGCAAGATTGTATACTCCACTTGGATTTGGTCCTGTTAAGTATAAAAAAACTGATCAACATGGTATTAATTTTGAGGATCCAACCACAGGTAAAGTTGTTGGCCATTATTATCACGTAGATAACGCTCAACATCAATTAGATGGTCAGATTGTATCACCAGGAACAATGGTGGGTACACAAGGTGGTTTACCAGGCAGTCCTTCTGCTGCTGGTAGTAGTGCTGTTCATTTACATGTTGAGGGAACAGATAGATTCCATAATGCTGTCATCGCTACATATGCTAGTGGTCATGTATTAAGTGCTCCTGGAGTACATACAGCAGCAACTCCACAATCTCCACAACCTGCTGGAGCTAGACCACAATTAGGTGCTGGTGCTAATCCGCTTACAGCAGCTGCTGGTAGTGGTAGCAATCCCACCACTGCTATCACTGCTATCCCTGCTTTAGTAAAAACCCCACAAACCCAGCAGCAACCAGCCGTTCCTGTCGGAATGCCTTCTTCTTTTGCTTTATTCGACCCAAGTGGATTCACGATCCTTTATGGAACATATAGACCCTAATTATGGCAAATAAATCAACAAAATCTATTGATCTCAAAGAGGTATCACTTTATAGTGTTACTGGAGACAAGTATAACTTCACTAAAGGTAGTGTAGGTTTTGCTTACTATGAAAATATTTTTAACCCATTTGTCAGTGGAGTTTTAAATGTCGCTGATGGTGGCGGCAACTTTATTTCTAATATTCCTATTCAAGGTGGAGAAAGAGTAGTAATCAAGGTTGTTGATGTAGAAGAAGTAGAATTTGAATATGAATTATATGTGTGGAAGATTTACAATAGAACTTTCACAAAGAGCATGCAAAATTATAATCTAGCACTAGTATCTAAAGAAGCATTATATAATGAAGGTGTTAGGTTAACAAGACTTTTAAAAGGAACTCCCGATATGATCGTGGAAGATATTCTTAAAAATTATTTGAATACAGAGAAAGAAGTTTTTAAAGAAAGATCAAAGTATCAGGTACAGTTCTTTCCTAATGGAAAGAAAGCACATCATATTATTCAATCAGTATCACAGAAAGCAGTACCACAATCATCAAAAGCAGCAACGGGCGATACCGATAAAACAACTAAGGGTGGTACGAGTGGACTTTCTGGAGACACCAGTAAAGCATCAGGAACAGCAGGATTTTTATTCTTTGAGAATCGTGCTGGATTTAACTTTAACTCCATTGATTATTATTTTAGTACAGGTGATGATGACTTTAGAGGACAAAAAGAAGTCGCTACTTATGAATCAAAACCAAATCAAGACAACCCAGAACGTTTAGTTATCGAAGAATATAAGTTCACCAATGAGGTGGACATGCTAGATCAAATGAGGAGTGGTACTTTTGCTAGTCATGTTGTTACGTACAATTGGTCTACTGGATTCTATGAAGAGTTTAGATATAATTTAGACGAGAACTTCTCTTCTATGGCACATCTAGGTAGTCAAGAAAAATTAGGAGCAACTCAAAAAGAATTATCTATCAATCCCACTAGAGTCATGACGGTATTAGTTGATCACGAAACATGGCACAGTGAGGAGACACCAGGATCACCAGACGAGAGAGATAATAGTGGTGAAAGTGGATCAAACTATCCAGACTACCAGAAGCATTGGCTTGCTCAAAGTATTGCTAGAAGATACTTCATGGAGAATCAGAAACTAGAGGTAACAGTTCCAGGTAACATGGAACTAAAAGTTGGTGATAAGATTAAAGTCTTGCTGCCCAACATGTCAGCTGAAACTACGAGAGAAAAAGATAAACTAGATAGAGAGAATAGTGGTACATATTTAATCTCTGCTCTATCACATAACAATGTCTTCCTAAATAGTAGCACATGTACCACTAAACTTGAATTGATACGAGATATCTACGGTATGAAAGATTACTCCAGCAACGTGAAGTGATATGGATCCAGCATTATCTACACTCTTTCCTATTCATCAGATCGGTGCTGATGGATTTTCCTGGTGGATTGGGCAGATTGAGAGTAATAAAAATGAAGACCCCAAAAATTCTGGTAGGTATCGTGTAAGAATTGTAGGTCAGCACTTGAAGAGTGGTGACGTTACAACTAGTAGTCAACTACCTTGGGCACAGGTAATGATGCCTGTCACTACACCATTTAGTGATGGTGGTAAGACTGGTGCTACCGTAGGTTTGAACCTAGGTAATTGGGTTGTAGGATTCTATGTAGATAATGATAGACAGAAACCAATCATCATGGGATCGATTGGACACACTGCTGGTGCTACTAAGTTAGAAAATGTAGAGACCGATCCTAATCCAGGTGGCACAGAGAAAGGATTCACTACATATCAAGATGAGTCTGCTGACCCTGCTATCAGCAAACCGATGGCATCAGATCAGAAAAGGCGGGGTGATCAACCAGTAGAGAGTACCACTGCTGAAGACAAGGGACTAACAAAACCTGGGGAAGCAGGGCAGATCGCTGCTGCTGTTCCTGGTCAAATGCCAGCAGCATTCAATGGATTGTTTGCTGAAGAATCCACAACTAATCCAACAGGCAATAAAATATGTGTAGAGATTGCTAATCCTAATTGTGGTTCTGAAAATGATTTGAAGGGTGGACTATCATCAATCATTGGTCAAATGCTGAAAGCAACTCAGCAATCGGGTGGAAATATTGGAACGTTCTATGTTAGTAAGATAAACGGAGAACTTAATAGTTATATTGACCATGGAATGCAGTATGTTAACAAGGCAGTTCGTCTTGTCAAAAGTTTCATCGCCAGAGTCAAAGGAGAGATCGTTAAGCTAGTACGTGAAGGTGTTGATAAGTTAGTTGATCTAATTCTGTATACTGAATCTGCTGCTGAAGATGCTTTAGGTAATACAAACACAGGACCAGTCGCTCCTGATCTAGGTATCGAACCATTCCAACCTATCACTAAGAAAGAGAGTAGGATCAAACCAATTCTTGATACTATCAATGATGTATTAGATGATCTTGGTTGTGAGATGGCAGACTTTACTGAAACGATTGCTAGTTGGTTGACTGACTTGCTCCTAGGTTATCTGATGGATGCTTACTCCAATGCTGCTTGCTTGGTTGATAACGTAGTCGATGGTATACTTAATCAGTTGATGTCATTTATTGAGGATCTTCTTGGTAAAGTTCTCGGTCCTCTTCAACAAATTCTATCTGCCTTAGCATCACCATTAGATATTATTGGCAACGCTGTTGCTAAGGTGCTTAATCTTCTTGGCATCTCTTGTGATGGTCCTGGTGCTAAGTGTGAGAAGATCAGGAAAGAATGTGTTGATTGTGATACTGGTGAGACAGAAGACTGGTTGGACAAACTACTTAATGAGATCGAAAATGGTAACTTAGATGGTTCTACTTACGTCTGTGATGAAGCAAAAAATACATCAGCATTAGATAGTTTACCAGATACAGGGGTATTCTTCATTGGTGGTACATATCCAACTCCAAAACCAGATCCTAATGATCCTAATGTACTCCCATCTGATCTAATAATTTCTTATAAATGTGAGAATGTTGAGGTAACAGAGGGAGATCAAGCAATCTTTACTATCACCAGATCTGGTAACGTTAGCCGACCATCTAGTCTCACTATGTCTATCTTGGGTGGCACTGCTACTAAGGGTGTTGACTACGATAAGATTTTTAATGGTAAGAGTATTGGGTTTGCTCCTGGTGCTGACACAAGAACAATTGTATTTGAAACTTACAAGGACAACGAAGTTGAGGGAGAAGAATCATTCTTCATCAAGTTAGAACCTAACATGACACCTGAAGGTTTGGGAACATCTTTCCCTGGTGGTAACGTTAAGAAGTGTACTATCTTAGACTTCAATGATTCTACAGGTAATAGTCCTGATCCTATCATTCCTGGTACTCCTCCAACACCGTTTGTTCCTCCATCACTTACAATTCCAACACCTATTGTTCCATCAACTCCTGTTGGAGATACAACACCTATCCTGCCACAATATAGTGTCACTACAGATAAGATCTTCTACAAAGAAGGCGAGAAGATTATCTACACCATCACTACAGAAAATGTAGTTAACTATGGTCCATATACTTTCACATTAGAGGGTGACATTGATGCTGCCGATGTTGTTGGCGGGTTGACTGGTACGTTTAGTCTGTTGACTGACGGTACTGCTGAAGTTGCGGTCGAACTTGCTACTAACACCGATGAGGATCAAGACAAATTAGAAAGTATTACATTCTTCCTTGATAATACTCCAGCATATGCTGATGCTTATATCTTAGGTGCTAATGATAGTCTAGGTAATGATCCCTTCTGGTCTGTTACAGCTGATGTAAACTATGTAAGAGAAGGAGAGACGGTTACCTTTACTGTTGGAGCTCTAAACATTCCAGACGGAACTAACTTCAAGTACAGATTGGAAGGTGATATTATCAGAAGAGATATTGTTGGATATAGATTAGAATCTAGCGTTGATGTTGATGCTATTCCATTAGAGATTAAAGATGGTCAGTGTATTATCCCACTAACTATTGCTGAAGATGGATTGACTGAAGACAAAGAATACTTTAACTTCGTATTAGTATCGTATGTTGATAGCAATGGTGATGATGTATTGATTGATAATGTATCAACTCAAGTTGTTATCGCCAGTGAACTACTAATTGATACTTCAGTTACACCTACCTTCAGTGTATCAGCAGACAAGTTTGAGTATAAAGAGGGTGAAACTATTATCTACACTATCAATACAACAAACATCTCTAGCGGCACACTGTTACAGTACACATTGTATGGTGACAACATTACTAAAGAAGATTTTGACTCCGACACATTGTTTGGTACATTTACAGTTATTGAGAATCAAGCAATTGTTTACGTTAATATTGCTGATGATAAAGTATCAGAAGGCAATGAAGTTCTCACCTTCCTAGTTAATGGCACTAGTGCCTTCACTGATGTTGTTATCGTAGACGAAAATGTTTCTGATGATCCTATCATCATCAATCCGAAGAAACCATGCTTCGATAAACCTATCGCTGGTAAACCAATTACAGATACTTCAGGACAGATCATTAGCATTCCTATCATTGAGCAAGGTTGTCCTTATGTATTCCCTCCTAAGGTAATTATTACTGGTCCTGGATATGGTGCTTCGGGTATCCCACTACTAGATGGTAGCGGCAAGGTGTCTGAGATCCGTGTTACTAGAACTGGTGTAGGATATAATGTCAACCAGAATCCTGAATTGAGGTGTGTTATTGACTCGTATACTATCATCAGTCCTGGTACTGGATATACATCAACACCCGATGTTTATGTTGATGGTGTTGCTGGAAGAGCAATTGCTGTCATTGATGAGAGAGGATATCTAATTAGTATACAACCAACTGATAGAACATCTACTTGGAGTGAGATCCCCAGAGTCAGAATTATTGGTGGTGGTGGTTCTGGTGCTAGGGCACTACCATCTATTTCGTGTCTAGATACTAAGACATATGAAGATCAAGGTTATGCCAAGATCGGAACAGGCAAATACATTGATTGTCCTTAAGGAGTGTAGATAATGGCAGACTCAACGAATCAAACACCTAAAGACGATACACAATCTCAAGTAAGTGGTGGGTTTACTACTGATGTAGGTGAACTAGGTAAGAATTACTGGATAGAAGGACCTACACCCGAGTTTTCTCAGGTACTAGGTAGTTTTATGCTGACTGCTTATAAGTTTCCTGATGGGAGCAACGGCATTGCGTTATACAATGGAAAATCAGCATTTCATATTGATAACAACAATAACATCACCATTTCTGCTGGAGCTCCAGGACAGTCTGGTTGTGGTGGTAAGTTTGTAGTCAATACACAGTCACAACTACAGAAATCAAAATCTATTGCTATTGAAGTAACTGGTCGTGATGATGGCGGCACTGTTAATAAAGAAGCAGATGAAGATGGTAACGTCAGTGAAGACACCATGCCATCATACTCACTGAAAGTCTATGGTCCTGTACATGTTGAAGCTATTGGTGGTGATGCTGCTGTCAAAGGAGACAACGTTACTATCAATGCTTCCAGTACACTGAATCTAAAGTCAGGTAAAGACATCAACATCCAAGCGGGTGAAAATGGTGGCAAGATTAACATGTATGGTGGTACATGTGAGATCAACACAGCATTCTTGAATAAAAATCTAAGTGGTGGTGAGTATAGCGAAGGACCAGGAGAATTCAAAATCAAGCAAAATAAGAAAGGTGCTACTGTCAGTATCGATACTCCAGGATCAGTAAATTATACAGTCAATGGAGACTATACGGTTGGTGTTAAGGGTGACTATACATTAGGAACTGAAGGACATTACAATGTAAATGTAGACAAAGATGCTGCTTGGGCGATTAAAGGTAAGTTTTCCCAAATTATTGATGGTAAAGCAAAAACTGAAGTCAAAGGTCAAGAAGTTAAAGGAGCAAAGTCATCACAGCAAGAGAATTATATTCTCAAGGTAGCAGCACCAAAATCAACTAAATTCCCATCCATACTAGTAGACACTGGTAGTAATGTAGAGTTTAAAGCACTTAAAGGTGGATACAAGTTTGAAATTGGTAAGCAACTAGCATCACTAGAACTAACTGACAAAAATAAGTTTAGTGTAACAACTGGTGCTAAATTGGGTGCTATTACTATAGATGAGAAGCAAGCAGTCGTTGAGTACGGTAAGACAGCTAAGATGACCATCAAAACAGACGAGACTAAAATTGAGAACAATGGTTCTATTCTTAGCGTCAAGGCTGCTGAAGTACGTGTAACTTCGCCAATGATTTACCTAAACTAAAATTCAATTTTCAAATACCTAAATTCCGAAAAAAATTCTCTGCCATAAAATGGCAAAAAAAGTTGATTATGTACGAACTTGATAAAATAACGATTATTGATAATTTTTTGGATAGCGATATTGCCGAAAGTCTAGAAACATACATTTTAGGCGGTAATTTCCAATGGACGTGTGGGAGGTCTCTTGTAGAAGATAACTATTCTGCCGAAGTATTGATAGATCCTCTATATGACAGACAACTAGTAAATCTTATATACACCAAATATATGAAAAATCCCAAAAACAGTCGGGATCAAGAAAATGACTATAAAATTATAATTCCATTTTTAAAAAAATTGAATATTAAGTCAAAACAACTTTCTAGAGTAAAAATAAACGCTACATTATGTAAAGAGACGGTTATGAGATCTGGGTGGCATACTGATGTTCCCCCAAATGAGCTCGAACATGGTATGACGGCAATTTACTATATTAACACAAATAACGGCAAAACACTATTTAAAACAGGAGAAGAAATTGAGTCTATTAAGAATAGAATGGCAATTTTTCCAAATAACTTTTCTCACTGTCCCGAATACCACACAAATGCTCCCATGAGAGGAGTAATTAATTTTAACTGGTTGACAAATCCATAAAAACCTAGTACGATGACTCTGTAAGGGTTCAAAAGTCATAGTGGCTCTAAATACTTAAGTGGAAATGAGTGGCATATGTTATCTACACAATACAGACTACGACTGGAATTTATTTGTAAATGTATTGCTAATGGCGAAGAAGTAAAATTGTCTGATATGAT